GGTCTCATTAGGGTAAAAGTCTATGTGTCTGTAGCGGGCGGGGATCGGTTTCATTTCTTTAAGCGCGCCGTCTTCGTCTTCCATGTCCTCGAGCTCAATAAGCCCGGCGTCTTCGTCTTCCATGTCTTCGGCGTGGTCGTCTTCGGCTTCTTGTATGATAACGTCCTCTTCGGCTTCCATAGGGTCGGGGGCTTTGCCCAAGGCTTGCCATTGGTCTTCTGTCAAGTCGTATCCTAGAACTTCCATAGCAACGGTTAAGGGCATGCCCACATTTACAAGATTAACTAACGACCCCGATCGCATGGCTTCGTCGGTTTGGAATACTTCTAATTGTTGTTCGTTAAACGTAAGCGCGTCGTCTATTCCATATTGCATAAAGTAATGGTTAAACATGGTTTCTATTTTACGCGCTAATGGGATAATCGTCTTCTCATAAAAGTGTCGGTTATCTTGTTGGGCGGTTGCGAAGTTCGTAGCATTACTAAACAACAAGCTTTGGGGAATGCCTAACGCTGTACTTATATCTTCTCTTTTTGCGTTGGTTAATTCTGGTACTGCTAAGTCCGACATTGGGGAACCGATTGTTTCAAACTCGATATTAGTCCCGACCGGCGCCACGCGGTGGGCGCTATCAACCCCACGCCCAAAGAGCCTATCGAGTATCGACTTCGTGCGTTCTTGTTCGGCTTCGGGGTATGATTGGAAGTCGGCTATTTTGGCAATGGTTGGGTTAATTGCCCCCGCCTCAAAATATTTTACCGCGTGTTCGTCTATGCTATTGAGTAACCCGCTTGCTCGTATTGCTGCTTTAGCGGGCGCGTCGCCTATTGCTATCTCACTTGTACGGCTTGGGATCCAACTATAGGCAATTTCTGTTATGTCATAAAAAGCGGGGCTATTGTCTCTTAGATTACGCTCGAAACCAACTAGCCCGTTTTGAGGGTCGGTTATAAGCTTAATAGTCTTGGGGTGAAAGCGTCTCATGGTGCGCTTGTTGCGGGCTTGGTTTTCTTCCATACATGCAAACATGGCGCCCGCTAGCAAGTAGTCGCCCACAAGCTCATTTAATAACGTTGGATAGTCTATCATAATGCCGGCGTCGTCTAGTGGTTCGCAGTTGCGGGGTAAGTTTACGACCGCTTCGGCTATAACGTTAATGCCACGATATAACCACGGTACGCTTCGGGCTAGACTATAAACGTCCCCGTCGGTTGGATCACCAAAGACCGAAGTCCACGCTTCGGGGGGCATGTTGCGAATAGGGATAGACTTTACGCCGTTTACGGTTGTTAACTTTATTTCTTGGTATGCCATTATATAAAGACCTTTGCCGGTACTGACCGCGCTTTGTTTGCTAATGCTAGGGCTATTACTGTATCGTCGTGTAACCCGCTTGGGGCTGTATAGCGGTATGATCCACTTGCTAGCCTTTCCACTGTAAACGCTTGTAACTCGTTTAATAATATAGGATCGTTGGGAATGCCTATAGTCTCTTGTTCAAACGCAAGCGATAAGCTGTTAATAATTTCGGCTTTGCTTGTGTGGGTTGTGCTAAACGGCTTAACGGGTATGCCTAACTTTTTGAGTTCCTCGATATTCGGATCGCCTATACTATTTTTTTCAGCTAATACGCTTAACGGTTTATATCTATTATACATGGCTTGTAAACGCCCCCGCTGTAATGTCCAATCTATCTGGTTAAAACGGTCTATCTCTAAGACGGTTCCCGTGTCCATATCTAACGCTACAATTACGGTATAGTCGTTAATGCGCCCCCAATCGACCCCAAAGACCACACGGCTATAACGGGCGGGGGGCTCTTTGATACATGCGCTTAAGTTTCTGAATACAGCGCCCCCGTCTTCTAGAAATTGCGCTAAGTATTCTTGTTGGTATGCTCGTTCGGGCGTATTGCGTTTAATGTCTTCTAGTTCGCTGTCGGGTATTAGCGGGCTCGTATGACTAGGCAAGTGGTACGTAATCCAGTTAGGTTCATTAGGATCAAGACCGCGCAAGTATAACTTATGGAAGTCGTTCCCCGTTCCGTTGGGGGTGCTTGCAAACGTTGCGCCCCCGCCGGTGGTGGCAAGCATTGGGCGTAAGACTGTATCCCATATCCCACTTTTAATATATGCGGCTTCGTCAATAAAGATATGATCGAGCCCTACACCTCGTAGGTTATCGGCGTCGTGCAATGATACAAATTGAATAGTTCCGCCGTTTGGGCTTCTAATAATATAATCGGTGTGATTAACGTATAAGTTGGGAAAGCCTTGTAATGCTGCTTTGACCTTCGGGAATACGTTCTTGTTGTTCTTGTTGGTAGGACTACAAAACCAAACGTTTTGCCCGTTAAGTAGTCTATGGATCATGGCTATGATAAGGATTTCAGTTTTACCCCAACGGCGCCCAATACACAAGACACGGAAACGGGTTTTGTCCCTTAATATTTTGTCTTGTTGTTTGTGTGGCTTGTTAAGCGTAATCGTTATCGTGCTTGTCATAGTCTATTTTGATCGCTATATCTTTCCCACCGTTTCCGGTTACTTCGGTTCGTTCCGTATAACCACGCTCTTTAAATTTGGTCTTAGCTAAAAAGATAAGCGCGGCCGTGTTTCGTTGGTTGACGGCTTCGTCATATAGTGCTAATTCGACAGCGTCGCCCATTTTCTCATGCTCTACTTTTTGGGCTTCTGCTACTTCGGGGTAACGTGCCATGTAGTTTCTAACAGTTTGATATGTGCAACCCAAAGCCCGCGCGGCTAATGTCGTTTGTCCTTTGGTCTTCTCTAATGCTTGTATGATCTGTTCGGGGGTGTACTGTTCTTTATTTGTCATGGTGTTGTTTCTCCAGTTCTCTAATAGCCCAATCAAAGAGGTTATCTTTATAAAAGTGATAGACGTCGGGGCTTGTACTTAGGTTAAACTGTTCTATTCGTGGTTGGCTAGCAATATTCGAGCTTCCCGTTATTGTAGCGTAACGGTTATCCTTTTCGCTTCCTACGCATATAATTTTGGAATGATTTTTAAAGCTAACATAACGATACTTATCGCCGTCCATTTTGTTAACTAAAAAGTTCGCTATTTGTGGTTCTCTCTGATTAAAGTATAAGTTACTTGCAATGGTTAATGAGCTAAGTCGCCCGTCGTCTATCATTTTAGCGATACAAAGAGCGGCGTCTTTGTTCATGCTCCAAGTAGATATAAGTAGATCTATTGGATCGGGGCTTATCATGTCGGCAAGGTATGGGATAAACGCGGCAAAGTCATAAACTCCCTTATTTTGCCCGCGTGTAAGGGCTTTACCTGATCCGTTACTTATAATATATAGATCGGTTCCCGGTGGTGGTAGTTCTGGTATAAGCGTGTTAAGGGTTTCTTTACGCAAGCCGATTCTAAACTCATGCTTAGCTAAAATCTTAAACATGGGACTAGTTTCCATACGCTTAAGTAGTTCGGTCTTTGGAACTTTGCTAGTTTGCCCCTCAAAGTTCCAATCGAGCTCCATAGTTGCTTCTGGACGGTCGGCGCCTAACATGGCTAGTAGTTCGTTTAAGTTATCGTCTTGATTGTCTTGCATGTTATCCCCTTATCATTTGCCCACATGTTGGGCATTGTTCGGGCTCGTCTTCGGTAATGCTTTTGGGTTCGGGTACGCTTACCATGCCCCCCATGTCTCGCAGCAAGTCGGCTATGCGATCGTCGTAAGCTTCGGTTTGCTGTAACAAGTCGTTAAGCGTATCTTGATCATATATAGCCATTTGTGTTATGTAATCGTGGGTTAATAACGCTTGATTCTCTTCGGCTTCGGTCATGTCTACCACTAGGACGGGGATCAAAGCGGTTTCGTCTAGCGTTAATTGTTCTTCTACTCTTGCGTGCCCGTCTATTAAATAGCCCGTTCGCTCGTTCATAATCACAGCGTCATAATAGCCTAGCGTTTCGAGGCTTCCCCGAAGGGCTTCCCTTTGCTTGCCCGGGTGGCGCCTTGGGTTGTTTGGGTTGGCTAGTAACTGATTTGCTGCGATATAGTCTAGGCGTTTAATTCTATTTCTCATGGTTATCGCCTTCGGGGCTTGGTACGGGTAAATCGTTATGCTTTAGTTCCGCTTCTAATTGTGCAACCCGCGCCTTAAGCCGGTCTATTTGTTCGGCCTGCTGATTTTTGTATGTCTCAAGTTCGGCGTTGCGTGCCTTAAGGTCGTTTAATTGGGTTTGCATATCGCTTATGAGCTTGTTATTATTTTCGACTTGTTTTAATAAGCGGTCTAACATGTCGGTTTGAATAGCAGTAACTTCGAGCTGTTGGCTAATCATACCGTCGGGCTCGTTTTCGTCTTCGGTAATGCTTTTGGTTAGCCGTTGCGTTACCTTGGTGTAGGTAATTAGCATAATGCCAATAGTGCCGGCTATAGTCCATAGCTTTTCTAATGTCTCTAATTCCATTTATCACCATGTAACGGCTTGTTATATACTATAGTATTATATCATATTGCGGGGATTTCGTAAAAAGCAACCAAAAAGCCCGCGAGGTAACGGGCGCGGGCTTTTGGCAATCAATTTAAGGAGAAATCCTACAAGATAGGAGAGTCTTGTTAGCGATATTATATCATAGGTCTAGACCGCTTGCAAAGCTAATAAGTGAAGCGTCATATAACGCTTGCTTTAAGACACGGATCGGGATCGCAACGCTCATGCTTGTATAACCTTGATTCCGACCCGGTACGTGCTTGTATTGCTTTAGCCATGCTTTGTTATTCTCTAGCCATGCCCGCCGTAGTAACTGATACGGTAAAATGTGCGCGGTCTTGTTTGGTTCAAAGACGTAAGCGATATAGTCACAATGTAGTGGCTTGTTGATCCAACCGGTGGCGGTCGGCGTGCTTCGGTACTCTAGTAATATGTCGGGGTAAACGTGGTATCTTACTTTTTCTTCTATTGTGATTGTATGCCCGTCGTCTAGCGTTATGATCCGATCGATCCCCGTCTTCTGTAGTGCAAGATCGGTTACGACTTCCATACTGTGGAAATTTGGGAATGCTTTCATGTATAAGGCTTGCCACCATGGGCTTAATTGTTCTCGTTGGCTTTGTTTGTGGTCGTTGTGGAAGTTTCGAGGCATTGGGGCTATCCCTAATTTATACCATTAATAGTATAGCATAGTTAAGGATAGCCGTCTTGTTCTTTTAGAATAGTCTTGCTTGCCTGCGGTCGCTGGTCTTTAACCATACCGATTCAATCCGCGACGCATGTTCTAACGCGCTTCCCTTGCCTTGTAACTTGCTGGCTCGGGTTTTACCCGACGCATAGCTTACGGTCTGGTAGTCTATGCGACTATAGCCGTTTTGTTCTAATCGCTCGTATATTGGGTGGTTGTAACCACTGATTACAAACGACCCCGCCGCGCTTAGAATAGCGTCTAATAGTTCGCTGTGCTGGTCGTTGGTTAGCTCATGCGTGTAACCGCCTGCGCTTCGTGTGTCTAATACATATGGCGGGTCACAATAAAATAGCGTGTCGGGCGTGTCGTATTGCGCTATACAATCCACGGCGGGCTTATTTTCGATTTGTACCCGTTGCAACCGTGCATGGACAGCGGGCAATCGCTCTAATGCCTGTTGCCAGTTGTTGCACATGTAGGCGCGTCCCCGTCTTGATTCTGTAACCGCTGTACCCCAACCACTACCGAAACGCCCCCCGAAACTTTGACGCGCAACTATAAACCATAAGACCACGCGTTTAATTTTGTCGGGCTCGTTTTGCCATGTCGCCCGCGCTTCATTGAATAGCTGGCGACTATATGGAAGCGCTTCCACACGGCGATAAAACTGTTGGAATGCGTCGGGGTCGGCTAGGGTTGTAAAGAAGTCGTACAACCCACTGTCTAAGTCGTTGTACGTTTCGAGGCTTACGGGCGGTTTCGCTAGCAAGACCGACGCGCCACCACCGAACGGCTCGCAGTAATAACTATGCTGTACGCTGTTAAGTAGTGGGATTATTTTGGCGGTCATGTTCCCCTTGCCACCGAACCATGCTATTGGGCTTCTCATGTTCTCACTTGTCCATATAGTTTACGGTATGCTATCCGTGCTTCGAGGTCTAAGCGTGGCTTGTCAAACCATGACATATACCAAAAGAAATACAGGCGGGAAAATTGATCTGGTATGCTCTTGTTTGGCTTATAGCCAAAGTGGAAGTAGATTTGTCTATTAAACGAGTATACCGATCGCTTAGCTATACCTAGATAGTCGGCTATTTCTTTATCGGTTGCGCCGGGGTCATAACGCCATGCCCTTATGATCTGTTTTAAATAGTTTGGTAGTAATGAGCTGGTTTGGTCTACCGGTGGCACTTTGATATAGCCTAGTCGTGTAAATAGCTTAACCCGTGATCGGTTGGCTTCGTTGGGGATCACTAAGCCGATCGCTAGCACTTTCATAGTTTGGGAAGTATTTGTACGGTTCGCTATTTCTTGTTGCGTTATAAATGGATCGGTATAGATCGCATATAAGATATCATGTTTTAAGCGCGTCGCCTTCTTTGGGAATAGTTCCATTATTTCAATTCCTTATATGCTTTTTGGGCGTCTTCTTGTAATCGTGGTAGATCAAACCACCCCATATACCAGTAAAGCCCAAGTCGCCCGTATGCCCGGCTAAACTTTGTAGCTTTGTATCCTAAAATTTTATATATCTGTTTTTGATACTCGATTACGCTTGTCGGGGTTAATCCTAGACGGTCGGCGGTCTCGTTGTATGTTGTTCCGGGGTGTTCTCTCCAATCTCTCAAGATCTTATCTAAGCGCTTGTTACTACTTCGGAAAGTACCGCGTAATGTGATCTTGATATAGCCTAGGCTATCAAACCAAAGCTCACGGCTGATATGACCTTGGCAACGTTGCAACGTTTGGGCGTACGTGTCAATCGCACAATGTGCCGCGTTTGTTATAGATCGTCTTGATCCTAGCGGGTTTTTATATAGCTCATATAAGATCCTTACTTGTGATTCGGTTGCGGTCGCGGGGAATAACGTCGGCGTTACGTTTACGTCTAGGGCGCGCGCGTCTTGTCTCATAGCGTCGCGATCGAGCCAACCCATATAATCATAAAATTCTAGACGTCTAAAACGGGGGTTACATGCTACAAACCCCACGCGCTTATAGATCTGTCTTAAGATCTGCGTCGGGTTTGTTAAATAAGTCGTGCTCATAATTTCTTCATTGCTAGCGATTGGGTTCGCTTGTAATGCTTTTAGGATCAAAAGCGCGTTACCTTCAAAAGCCTCGAGGTCATGGCTTGGGATCTTGATATATCCTAGTTCATGAAAGAGCTTAAGGGTTGTACGGTTTTCAGCATTGGGCAAGTAGTGGCGTCTAATCGCTTTAAGAGCCCCGCGTGGGACTTCGGGGGCTAGTGGTTTCTTAAGCAAGCCGATCATAGCCCGCGCTTGTACGGTTGTAAGTCCGTTTACATTAACCACGTTGCGCCGCCTCTCTCACCTCTAAGAGTAAAGCGATATAGTCGGCTGCTTGATCGCTTAGCTCATAGTCGGGGCTTTGTACGGGTTTGCTTTGAAAATACCAAAGCTTTTTAACGCCGGTCTTTTGGATCACCTCGAAACGTGCAAGGTTAGCCATAACCCGACGGGCGGGGAAATTCGCTTTTGTCATACGCGCAACTTGTGGGAGTGCAATAGTGCCATGCTCAAGAAAGAGATCGATAACGTCTAACTGGTGGTTAATAACGCTAATTCGTGCTTTTTTACTTAGGTTCTTAAAATACGCTTGGGCTTGTTGGTTCATGATATTCTCCTTAGTTTATACAAAGCCGACCGAAGCCGGCGTATTAATTTATAGACCGCAATAACCACTTTCACAAGTTTCTTCAAAGAGGCTTAATTGATCCCCAATCGCGTCGGGCATTCTGTGCATGCGCCCGCCGGTCGAAGGGTGTAAGTAAACTCGATCTTTACCGATCTTTTGCCGTTTAGCGTTTAAGGCTTCTTCGATTTTAACCGCTTCTGCTACGAGGTGGGGGCGGTGTTTTTTGTCTTCGATCCATGCGCCCCGACTTTTAAACGGGCAAAAAAAGCAAGCCGATCTTGGGGGCGTGGGTAACCCTGCGCGCTCTACTAATCGGATAGAATCAATACGGCGGTATTGTAATTCTAATAGTGGGAAGTCAAAGCGTTTAAACGCGGTCTTATTTACATTCTTGGGGTCAATCGGTATAAAGTTTGTGGGTTTATTATTTGCCCGTCGGGTTTCGTCTAAGCTAAACCCTAGCCCTATAGTGGCATGAGTAATATGATTGCGTTTAATCCAATCGTCGACTTGTTTAATCTTAAAATTATAAGTACAAGTACGGTTCCCGGGCGCGCCATTTTCCATATAGACGGGGATCGGGATATTCCGATTGTCTCTATAGATAGCTTTTAATACTGTGTCTTCTTGTCCTTTGTATTGCTTTGCTACTCTTACGATCTTGATCTCATGCTCATTACAAAAAGGGATAATAACTTTTTGCATGTAGTCCGTTACTTGTGGATCTTCTGAGTCATGACCCACGTCGGCATATATAAAGTAGTCGTAAGGTTTGCTTAATAGCCCTTGAGCTTGAGCAACCATAACCGCTATGGATTGCGTACCCGCTCCAAAGCTAAAAACTCGTTTATGCTTCCATAATTCCATAATATTTCTCCTTAGTTTATACAAAGCCGACCCCGTCGCCGGCTTCCATTATTTTATCATTCAAGTTATATAATATCTATCCTAAAAGTTGAAACTTGCCCCGCCGGTGTAATAGAAGTTATCAGCAAGACGGTTAAATGGCTCTTCGTTAATTTGTCTCCAATCGGTTACCGTGTTAAACGTCAATTGTGAGGGGATCATAATCATAGGGATTCTTAATTGTGGTTCGTTGTATCCTTCGGGGCGACCACCTAGCGACGCTTTAGCAATGACAAGATAAAAGGCGTTTGTTTCTATATGATCGTCGCCTTGTTTGTAGTATTGTCGGTTAAGCGTAAGGAATAGATTGGCTTTGTCACCTCTTACATAATGCGCTGATTCCATACCCAAAGACACGCCCGCGCTGATATCGCTTTGGTTCTGCTTGTTAACTTGTGAGGTCATAAAGACATGGACATTGCAATCTATAGCAAAACTTTTAACGAGCTCGAACGCATATTCGTAGCGATTAACGGAACTATCAGGGCTCGACGCTTTCAATAGCTGGACATAATCAAAGATCACAAACGATATGCTACGATTGTTACGGCGTTCCCGTTCTATAGCTATTCGCATGTTGTAAAATACGTCGCTTAAGTTTTCAGTGTCTTCAAAGTATTCGGTGGTTCCGACTGTCTCATGGCTAAAAAAGTATTGTACGTCTTTGATCGCTTGCAATTGGGCTTGTGATAGGGGCGCGCCTTCGCTGTCGTATATGCCATTTTGTTGGTCGTGTAAATATAGCCGGTGTCTTCTGATATCGTCATAGGTTACCGCCGTTTTGTCTAGGCGTTTACTCCAGCGTTGGATCCGTCGCCATATCATTTCTTGGGCTTGCCATTCCGCCCCAAACCAAAAGCCGTTAAGCCCTTGGTGGTTTAACTTGTCGTTTATGGTCTCGAGGAATTGCGTCTTGCCCGTACCACTACCACCGGCAATAAGCGTAACCTTGCCCGTTTCGCATAATTCAGCAAAGCCCCCAAACTTCCGAAGCTCTTTGATTGGGAATAAAAAGCTTACGGTCTCAACTGGTTTATGACCTTCGAGCTCTTGGATCACGTCGGCAAAGACGGCGTCGCTACGGTGGGCGTTGGTATCGTGCCCCGTGGTGGTCGGCTTCGGGTATTGCTTTTGGATTAAGTCGGCTATGGCGTTTGTAGTCTTGTCACCATGTAACCGGCAAAAGTCGGCAAGATCACCGCCGTCGGTTAGCATAAGATCCAAAGCAAGCCCGTTATCTTGTAACTGCGACTGTATGGCTTTGGAAGCTTTACGCCCGGCGTCGTCGCAATCTAAGGCGATAACGATCTTGCCCTTCCATTTGTTGTTAAGCTCATTAAGTAGATCTTCAGGGATAGCCGACTCCCCGCTTGTCTTGCAAAACGTCGGCACGTTGTGAAACTTGCCCGCTAATGTGGATATTTCCCCATTACACATTACTATATAGTCGTGGTTGGCTTGGTTCGCTTTGTTAATGGCGTCGTCTAATCCATACCAGCAAATTTTATAACCTTTTTCCGATACGTAATAAGGCGCGTTCCCGTCTAAAAAGCGATACCGAAGCCCGCCGGCTGTCTTGAATTGTAACGCGGGTCGCCCGTGGTGGGTGGTCTCTACCCAATGGCATTGGGTTAAATAGTCTGCGCTTACACCGTGGGCTTGGGCGTAATCCTCGAGACCATTTGCATAATGCTTTTTGGTGTTGATCGCTTGGGCGCGGGTATCGGCTGCGATCTTTACGCCTAACTTTTGGGCTAGATCGTAAAGCGTCCCGGCTTCCCCACCTGCAAAGTATTTATAAGTTGCGCCTTCCCCGTCGGGTCGTATATCAAAGATACAAAAAGATTGGGAATCGCTAGACGGGTTAAATGGATCATTCATTTTATAGCCGTCTTTGTAGCGCGTTCGCTTTGTGTGCGGTAACGCGTCTATAGCGTTTAATACATTTTCTAGCGTGCTCATGTTATTGTCCTTTTATATAACTTGCTTCTATTCTAAGTCGTCTATCTCTAATTGTGAATAGTCGAAACTATCAAAAGCGGGCGCGTCTTGTTGGGCTTTACGCTTAAGGTTCTCATGATAAAACTTTAAGTAAAGCTCCCCAAGCTTAACGTCGCTCTTTGGCATAGAATAATCATGGTGATCATAAAACCACGTGCTAAACGCTCGAAGGTGATTCACGGTTAACGTTGTACCGTGGGCGCTGTGAATGTCACGTAATGCTTTTTGAATTAGATTAGTTCTACCGAAGGTACGACTAAGGGGCGCGGGGTCTTCGATCTGTTTATAATCGATATCAAAGACCATGCTTAAGATAACTTCCCATACTCGATCTTCTTTAATCGCTTTGTCGCCTTGTGGCGTAAATTTGTCTTGTGTTTGTTGTGTTTGTTTGTGTCTAATTTTTAGACTAGGGGTAGTCTCATTTTTAGACTGGGGGTAGTCTAATTTTTTGACTACCTCTTGATTTGGGGGGTCTAATTTTTTGACTACTTCGGGCTCGATACCTGCCCGCCGTTGCAACCCTTCAATGTCGGGGTCTTGCCCAATAGCGTAAGCTTGCCCTTTTACGTTGTCGTAATCGGTCTTTACTTTGATTAACAAGCGATATTCTACTAAGGCATTAAGCGCGGTCGTTATAGACTGACGTGATAGACCGGTACCGTGGAACTTTGTCCCTGTGCTTGCTTCGTAACCGTCCTCGATCATGCTGTAACTCATATGGCTATAACCGCGTTCGATCTCATTACGCCAACCGTAAACGTGGCGAATAGCAAACATGTAAACTTTAAACTCCCCGCCCTTTAGCAAGTAAAGTAATTCGTCTACTACGATATTAGGCGTTTGGAAACTATTGGGGATATAGTTATTTTCGGGCATTGTCTTATTCCTTTGTATATTGAACCTTAATTATAATAGCGTTTGCCCGCTTTGCCTGCTATAATTAGATCACTTCAGACTAACTATAACTTTGTTTCGGCTCGCTTTTTTTCGGCGGGCTTTTTTATTTATATGAGCCGTAGGACAACCGGGGGCGTTTCTCGTCGCATTCGGTTAATATATATCGCATTCCTACGGCTTGTTATAATTATAGCATACCTATTCAAAGCCTGCTAGTTCATAACGGGCGGTTACGATCATGTCTACCCAATCCCTTGCAGCAAACCCGTTAATCATGTCCTCGCTTGGGGCTTCACATAATGCCTTATACATGAAAGCAAGTTGTTTATCCCCAAGCGACTTTAAGAAGTCTATCCAAGCGTCGCGGTCGTTGGTCTTTGGTGGTCGTTTCATTTATTGCGTTTCTCCTTTGCTAGCCATAGCCCTATAATAACTAAGGCAAGCCATAAAATACAGGTTAATAGATATACAATGGCTATGCTCATTCTAGCCCTATCCGTGATCTAAGTCCCTCGAGGTTTGGCACGGGTCCGATCCCGTAAAGTTGCCCGTCGGCTGTCATGTCGTCAAGCTCCAAAACGATATCATGCTTGATCAATTCCATTATGGCATTAAGCGCGCGTATGCCTGATAGGTTTGTTCGGTTCATAATGTCGGCTGGTTTAATGTAAGCTGTATAGTTCCCCGTGCCAAAGCATAAACGCTTTACGACTAGATAGGTCTTTACTTCGTCGCTGGTAAGCAATGGGATTACATTATCTATGAAGTTATTCTCTACCGGCGTTAGCTCGTTATTTTCACTTTGCATAATGCTTATCCTTGTATGATCGGCTTGCTTATATTATACTATATTCAATTCATGATATTGTCCTTTTAGCAAAGAGCCCCGCTGACGTGGGGTTTTTTGTTTGGGCTTGTTATATATGCCTTTTGCCGATATACTTACGACATAAAGCATAACGTTTCCGCATTCCTACTCCTAACGCAAAGAGCCCCTCATTATATTATTGGGGCTTTTTGTTTGCATGTTACCCAATCCCCCGAAGGTGATCCCGCTTCCCTTCCAAGTATTGCCGTTCTTTTTCGAGCTCATTAATGACGTTGATACATTCGATAGGTGTATAACGACCATAAAAAAGCGTTGCGGTACGTAAGCGGAAAGTCCATTTTAGTATATTTTGGTTTACTTCTATCAGTCTTCTGGTTATCTCTTTGTCGCTCATTTTCTCTATTTTCCCTTCTGGAAGTGGTTATTTATGTGACTATATATATATATAACGGGCTTTTTAAGCTATTCGAGTAACCCCACGGCTTTTAACGCCTCTTCGGGGGTCGTTACGATTGGCACTTTATAACCGTAGTTGTTGTCTAGTGTGTCATGTAGCTTACGCTGGTAGGCGGTCAATTTACCGCGTGGGGTTTTAACCTCTAGGGGGATCCAATAGGGCAAGTGGGGCGGTTTAACGTATAGATCAATATGTTCCTCTTGGATCACGAAGCAACCGAAGCCCTGAAGGGCTTCGATTATGATACGCTCGTTACTATCACGTTTACGGGCGTAACGGCTCATATTATGCTTGTACCGCGCTATTTAGGACTTTAAGCGCGTCTTGATATGATCCTTTGTAGTCGCTGAACTTTTCGACTTTCAGGATATCAAGCATGGTCTTAATTCCGTCGTTGCGGTCTTGGGCAAACTTGCCCGCGTAATCTGTAACGAGTTGGGACGCGATCGCCTTATTTGTGAGGTCTAAGATTGGCTCGTCAATTCGTACGCCCTGCTTGGGGTTGTGAGTAATACGACATGCAAAGCCGGCGGTCTTGGGGAATTCGATCGTGCTGTATGTATCGGCTTGGGCGGTTGTCATGCGTACGGCGTTTACGTGCTCTTCAAACATAACGAAACGAAGCGGGGTATCGTCTACCATTGCCCAAGCCGAATAACGGGGATTGCTTGCGCTCCCCTTTCGGAAGTAGCCTTCCCGCTCGATCTTGTGAACTTCTACAATGGGGTTTTTACTAGCCCACGCTTTGAGTTTTTCGCGTTCCTCGTTACGTAGTTCTGTCGGGGTTGCTTTTCGGGGGTCTAGTTTGTTAACGGGGGCGTCGGCTAGATAGTCGCCTTCGCTCATGTCCTCGAGGGCAAATTGTGTTCCGTAACCTGCGTGGGCTAGGGCGCGCCCAATCGCAGCCGTTTCGGCTTTCTCAAGTTCCCGACCTTGCCAACTTGTACCGTTGCCGGCGCGTACCGTCGCCATACCCGAAGCAAGTACGACGTTATCGCTGTCTACGATTTCGGCTTTGACGCCTACGATTTGCGTCCCTGCCACGATCGGGTTAGTGATAATCGAGCCGGTGGGGCATTCGTCGCGGAACCATAGCAAGCGACCCGCTACGATCATGTAGTCTTTGCCCTTAAGCTTAGTCATATACGGGGCGTTCATATAAGGTTTGCTCATGATATTTCTCCTTAGTTTTTGATTGGGTCTAGTATATCAAGTTATATATTAAAATGGAATAGCGTCGTTGGGTTCATTTGCAATTGCCCGGGTTCCCGACGGTGGGCTTGCGTGCGACTTGTCGTTAATAACGGTAAAATCGCTAGCGTCAAGTTTAGCGGTCTTTTGTGTGGTTCCGTCTTTGGCTTGCCATTCCTCGAGGTACGGCGTGCCGATCAACAAAACGGCTTGCCCTTTGCTTGCCCAATCGGCTAAAAGTTCGGCTTTTTTACCAAAGATCGTATAGCTCCACCATGTAGTTACTGATCGTTCCCCGTAACCGGTCTTAATTGCAATGGTTCCTTTTGCGAACGCTGTCCCGGCTTGGCTGTATTTAAGTTCAGGGTCTTGCCCTAAGTGTCCCATAAGTTGGGCGGTTGCGCTGTTTGGCATAATGTTTTTATCCTTTGATAGGTTAATTAATAACGGTTACCGCCGTGCTGTGGCATGTCGTCGGGGAAGTGGATCCCCAAGCTGATACAGTAACGGCGTAAAGCTTCACGATAAACGACTTGCTTAGATACCTTTTCGCCATTGGGCTTAATTGCCATGTTTTCGGCTTGCTCTAAGGCGCGCTTTTGGTTGGTGGTTAATTGTACATTAATTTGTGCCACGTGTTACCTCCCATAGGTAAGTTGTATCATGTTCATGTTTACGTATAAGCCGATATGTTGCGGTGGTGGTCGTTACGTTCTTTTCTTCGTAACCGTAGCGACCCAAGTAACGGACAAAGCAGTTATGGCGGGCTAGAAGCGCCTTGCTAATGCTTTTAGCCCGTGTTTCTGATACCTCATAGACCCGGGTTACTGTTGGCTTGCGGTTAATTAGTCGCATAGCAAACCAACCCTAAGCAACTAACGACGCTCCCTTTTTCGTCTTTTTGCAAACCCCACGGGGCCATAACGTCGGGGCGCTTTGCTGCTTGTGCTACCATATCCGATACGATATAGATAACGCCGGCTTGGGGGGTTGGAAGCCCTTTAATTTCCCCATAGTTAAATGATACGACTTCCACGCCGTTAACTTCGTCTTTTACTAGATTTTTCATAACCCGCGATACGAGCCCGCTAGGTGGGATAATAAGATTACCCTCGACGCCCCGCGTAATGTTAATGTTATGGGGTGTAAGATTTACAAAGCGTTTCTTTTCTTGCATGATAGATATCCTTTTAATTTGAACAAAAAGACGCGGGCGGGAATTGAACCCGCCTTAATACCATACGCGCCGTTATTCTTCGTCTTCGTCTTCAATGAGTTCGGCAATAACGAGGTAAAAAAGTTCGTTATGGATTTTAACCCAAGCTGTACTAAGCTCTTCGTCTTCGTCTAACATGGCTTCGAGGTCGCCGATAAGGTACGCATAAACTGTAACTTGATCGTTATCAAACTCTAGCTCATATTCCCAATATTCGTTATCGATAAAGATATCGGTCGCCCAATCTTCGATCATGTCGGCGGTTACGGGGTCGGGGTTAACGCCGTCTAGTGTAACCGTGTAAAGTGGGGTCTTTTGTGCTTCGTTCATGATAATTCTCCTTTTAATTTTAACAAAATAGAGCGGGCGGGGATCGAACCCGCCGTTATACCGTACGCTCTTTTCTTACCATTTACGGGCGTTAAGTGCTGCAAATTCTGCTTCGCATTCTTCGTTAGAAATTTTACCCGCGTACCAGCTATCGAGAACTAAGTCCTTTAAAAACTCAATGCGTAGGTTATGCGCTTCTTTAAGTGCGTTCTTAGCCAATTCAATATGAACTTGTTTAAAGAAGCTGTCTTCCATTTGTTGCGCCATTTTTCGGGAGCTTGCAGCTTTATTAAAGAAGTCTACGCTTGTTGGGTTTTGGTTGGCTTTGTGTGTTTGTGCGTTCATGATAATTCTCCTTTGTGGGGTTAATCCCCTAATTGATTATGATTAGATTATACACCCAAGATATATAACTTGTAAAGGGTCAATATTAAAATTGATCAAAAGAAAAAAGCCCCAAAGGGCTTTAGTCGTGTAAGTTGTGTATTTACTCGGACGTTGTAATTATAGCTTATGCGTCGGGCTTTGTCATGGGATCCCCGTCTTCTGGTTCGCTATTGCGTACAATTTCATACAATGCAGCGGCTATATCATAAAGCAAGTCGTCGGCTGTCGTTTCGGTCTTTCGGCTTGCGTTGTCTAGTTGTTTCAATAGTTCCGCCGTTTGTTCTGGTGGGAAGCTCTTATGTTGCCACCAAAAAGCAAGCACAATAGCCAAAAGGATTAGGATTTGCATTAGCTCGTTAAATTCCATTATTCACCTCGTTTTATAATCGGATCATTAAATAGCATACTACCCGCGCCGTGATCGTTGCAATTCAATACGTACTAGGATAATCAAGACGCGCTTTACTAGCGCCCACTTTTTAGCGGCCGCCATGTCGTCGAACTCGTTTCGCAGGGTTTTAAGTAGTCGCTTAAGCCGTTTGGTTTCTACCGTTATTTGTGCCGCGTCGCTGGTTGGCTCTATAATCTTTTTTGCCATGTTATGCCTCGTTTACTACTACGTCAATATATCCCGATTGGTAGGACGTGCCTAGCCGATAGATATAAATAGAATAACGCCCGTCTACGGGGTCGGCTAATGTGAGCTCGATCACGCCCGCTGTAATGCTATTCGTACCGCTAGCATATAACGCGCCGTCTAGTAATACCACAAAGCCCGCGTCGGCGTCGCCTGCGATTAGTGAATCATTGCATGTTATGGTAACGTCGCCCGCGCCTTCGGTTAATTCCAATGGGTCGGCTTGTACGCTTAATTCTTGATAGCCGGTTAAAATTTCTTGGGCGGTCTCAATTAGCTCTGGCGTGTCATTTAGTAGCACAATGGCGCTATAGTCCCCAACTGATACCCCGGCGGTATTGTCTGTTAGAATAGCGCGGGCGATAGCGTCTAGTGCTGGCGTGTCCCATATGATAGGGCTGGTTACAATCGTCGGCTCTTCCATTATTTCAACTCCCGAACGCTAAAATGTGAATGTAATCCGCGTAAATAAGCGGTTGCGCCTGTGTTACTCGTGCGCCAACGCATGCGAAACGTATGTGAACCAGCCGACACGCCATTAAATACATACGAGAACGACACATTAACGCCCGGCAATTGGTCAACATAGACCCGAACAGGGCCCCAGTCTGTGCCATTATAATTAATTGCGAATCGAACGTCTGGAGGTGATCCGCCAGCACGGTATAACGACCCTGCAAATGTTACGCGCACGTCGCCCCCGTCGGTTGTTATCGTTCCAACCATGTTGGGGTTGCTAATGTCAACAAATGTCGTACTAGTGGTAGAGAAATCTACCGCGCTCCCCCTTGTGTATGTATATTCGCCCGGCGTATACGTTATTTCGTCATATAGGTACTGTGTGTTATCTGATAGATACGTGTTCATGTCGTCGGAAGTGAGAACTTCACTAATCCACGTCTTAGGCGTTGTCCATGCCATAGTATAACCTTTCTAATAGCCTAGTATAATCTCATTACTGTCTAGTATATCACGGTCAAGTATAAAGTATGCTGTCACGTCTTTAGTTCTCAAGATAAAAGTTAATCTATGGGCGCCGTTGGGGATATCGAGCTCATGGCGTTCGCCCATAATAATATAATCGTTTGTATGATTGGCGTCGGGGTCGGTTATTGTAACCGCGTCGCCTAAGTCTAGCCCCATGATCTCTATAAAATTATCTTCTCTTAGCATAACCGTTACTGAGTCAGCGACCCGCCTCATGGGGGCGTATTGCCTAACTAAGTAATCGGCGACGCCTTGCACGAAGCGCTTATCAAACGCGTAAGCTATGCGTACGTCGGGAAGTGGGGCATGATTATTAAAAAAGATTGATTTTGCGTCTACGGCTTGGGCGTACTCTTGATCATGTTGATAGATCGGCGTCCCTCGTACTTGTAACTTCGTTATGGTGTAATCGTTCCCCGTTGGGTTTCTAAAAAAGATTTCCCCGCCGGTTGCGTTTAGATCTGCGCCGACATAAGCGGCTTTTGTAATATTTGCCCCGCCGCTACTCGTTACGATCACGTCGGTATTTATAACGGGGTCAATGGTCGTTAATGCGCTTTGTATGTTGTCTTTGTTGTCTGGGTTTCTAAACTGTACGCCGATCGTTTCCCGGCTTTCTGGTCCAATTGTTATTGGTAAGTTTTGAGCTTCAAAAAGGACTGTTCCGGCTTCCCCAACTTCTCGAGGTGTATAAAATATTCTTACGTCGTTGGATACCACGCTTTGACGTGTCGCTAATGCTATTACGTCGCTGGTCGTTAGTGTAAGTTCGGGGTTTGTATTTGCGTCGTGGTGGCGGTTTTGAAAGTGGAATTTATTATCTCGAGGGTTAAAATATAACCGCCCGAAGGCTTCACCCATGCAAATATCATAGACGTAAGCTAACCCGTTTTGTAGTAATAGCTTATCGTCTACCGGCGTTCGCAGGTTATCCCCGACATAATCTAAGACCCCGATCCCCGTCTCTGTCTCTAGGAACTCGTCTATAAATGTATCGGCGTCATATAATACGCGGTTAATTGTATCGCTTGGGTTTATGATCGAAGCTATGCCAATAGGTGGGTTAATTTTCGATATATCTAGTATAAAGAAGTCGCTAGAATAGGGTAAATATATTTCACTATTTTTAAAAAAGTCGGTTATGGCGTCGCTGGTTCTTTTGTTCTGTTCAACTTCGGGCTCGTACCGTACGGCTTGCAAGCGGGGCGTTGCGTCTTGTGCTGTTAGTAATGCTATTTGGTCGCCATACTGTCCGACGCTTGTCCTCATGCTCACCGTGTAAAATGTATAGCTATGTGTGACCCCGTCTAGCGTCATACTAAAACGGATCATGATAGACTGCGATAGTAGGTTATAAAAAGCCGCGCCTATAATGCCATTGCTCCCCTGCGATTCATAGTTAAACGCGCCGTCTCTATTGTCTAGCGTTAGCTGTAATAGGTTAGTCGGCGCAACCAAAGCGCTTGGGTTGGTTGGTATTTGATCGGGATTATTAAAGCCGGTCGTAAACGTTAGGCTATCTCTAACGCGGTTGGTTATATCTGATAGCTCATGGTTAAACTCCCCATTGCGTAATATATCGAGTTCTACCTTATATTGAATCATAAATATAATCCTATTGATTGGTACCGCCGCCACCACTAGGCGGGGGCGTTCCGGGTTGTAGTAAAGGGGCTTGCCCTAAGTTATTAATGGAATTCGATCCCATAGCCCAATCGATATATTTTTTATCGTCGGCGCTTACGTTTGCCCTAATGTTAACGGTTGCGGTCATGGTTCTATCTCTAAACGCTAGCCCTATAGCGCTTCTAATCTGGTTCATTTTCATATCTATCGCTTCGAAGTCTTGCATAAGCTCCTCTATTTCCGTTTTGGCTTCGTCGCTTACTAGGCTTTCGATTGGCTCGAGGGCGGGCGCCCCAAGCATGCCACCCGTTGCAAGTATGGCGTCGCTTGGCAACATTCCCATACCGCCACCCATGCCGGGTAATCCTATTTGCATGCCGGGCTGTAATGTACCGTACTGGTCAAACATGCCGACCATGCCGGGGATTTGATCGGCGGGGATCCCCATATTAGCCAAGATACTCCACGGGCTATCTCCGGGCTGTACGGTATAACCGCCCGACGGTCTCATTAGCATAGATCGGGGCATACTTGCCATGGTTGCGCTTCTAACCATTTCTATAATTTCGTCTTGATCAAGCCCTAGGAACTCGCCCGTTTGTAATGCATTTTGCACAGCTTCGACCATACCAAAGGCGGCGGTCGTCCCAACGGTTTTAGCAACTTCGGCAATTTGTGCGCTTATTTCCTCTTCTACGACTTGCCCTAAGTTGGTCTCTTGCCCCGTTAATAACTCGAACTCTGATTGTAACGTACTTCGTAGGTCGCTATCGGATACTTGTCCCAATAGCATACCGATAAGCCCCGTTTGTTGTTGATCACCCGCGCCACGTCCTAATAAGTCGTTTAAGTTCATGCCTTGGATTCTACCAAGCGCTGCTATGCTTCCATTAACCGCGTTTGTAACGCCTCCCCATACCTCTTTTAAGTCTTGTACCGCGCTTTTAAGTTCTGTTACGTCTTGCCCGCTTTGTTCTAAGCCATTTATCTTTTGCATGTATAGATCAAGTTCGGCGTTAATTGTGGCAATATTTGCGGTCATGGTTGGATCTAATACGTCTAAGGTTGGAAGCATGTCTATACTAAAATCTAGAATATCATTTACTTCGTCAATTACTGGTCTTACACCCTCAAGCGCTGTCATGGCGTAAGCTTCCCCAACTAACATACCCACTGATATAGCGTTCTCGATCCAATGGGTATTTTCGAGCATGTCAATAAGTCGCGGGTCGTTAATCGCGTCGCCTGCGTATTCCGCTATAATAGGATAAAATTGATCGTAAGTTAACGCCCCTGATATAATATCCCTCATAGCGTTGGCTTGTAATTCTGTCATATCTTCGGGCGTTGCTGGTGCACCGAACAAATTCATTTGACCACGTAAGGCATAGCCTAGATATTCAAGCCCGACCGCTGCACTTTCGACTAGTCCGGCGGTTCCTTCTGCAATTGTCGATTTTCTGTTTTCGATTTCGGCTTGTACACGTGCTAACGACGTTTGACTAATATCCGCGACTTCCCCTAGAGTCTTCAAGCTTTCTTTGTATTGCTCAATTGTCGCTATTTTAAAGGCGTCGCTTCTGTTTAACGCCTCTCCAGTCTCTATAAGCTCTTCCATACGTAACCGAACGGCGGCGGCTGATATACCAAAGCTATCCAAGCGGGCGACCGATTCATTAGCAAGCATAAGACTAAAATTATCTATTGCTTCGGCGGCGGTTTCTGTTGGGTTTTTTAATGTAATTGCGGCGTCTACTAATTGGGTTACTTCTGCTGCGCTTTCCGCTAACCCCATTCGCATTAGACGGTTGGCACCTGCCATAAGCGTTGTGTCGTCTACTACCCCACCGGTCGCGCTTCTCAATTGATTTAATAAGTTTGTACTTTCTTCTATACCGCCCGCTAATTGTTGGAATATTGCCGTTGTTTGTTTTGATTGTATACCGACTTCGTTAAGCTCGCCTACTACCCGATTTAACTCACCTGCTACCGCTACGGTCGTCCCTATAACTGCAGTCGTAGCAGTCGCAGCAAGCATAAGGTTTTTACTTGTACCACTAGCAGCGGTTCCAACTTGTCCCATGCTACCGCTTGCTTGATTTGCGGTACTGTTCATGTTTTGCATGTTACGCTGTACGCGTTGGATATCGTCGCTAGCGTTGTCTTGCCCGTCTATAACGATTGCGATTGTCTCTTTTGCCATAATGCTTTTGCCTTAGTTATGCAAGCTTAGAATAATGGGGATATACTGCTCTAGGTACGTTTTACCGTCTTCGTTTTTGCTGATCTCTAAAAGCTCTTTACTAAACGATACCCGTCTTGTCTCGTGGTCGATCCAACGATCTTTGTGCCAATCCTCGAGCTCTATCCATTGGGTTAATAATAATCCCATGCGTTGGCATATCCTCATTACGATATCTTCGTAGTTACTGAAATCGTTCCACCGCGTCGGTTGCGCTTATCCGTTTACCGTATAGCCAAACGTGTAAAGCATTAATCAAAGCGGTAAACGTGTCGGCGTCGATCTCTTGGAATGCTTTCCCCTTAGCTATTAGGTCTTCGGGCTCTTCGTCGCCCCAATCGATACCGCCCCCATGCTCTAATGCATAGACTAATCGGATAGCGTTCCGTAATATGTTAGCGTCTTCGTCTAGTTCCTTTTGCCGATCCTGATCGTCTATATACTTTTCGGGGTTCTTTGGGTCTTTGATCTTCGGGGCTTTTGGGGTAGTTACAAGTAACCCTAACTCATTCCATTTATGGTAACCGATACCCGCAAGCTCAAAGGTTTCTAGGACGTCGCCCGTTGCGCTTTTAAGCTCTACCGTTATAAGTTTTTGCTTGTGGCTTTGTATTTTAAACATGTGTTACCTTTTCTTTATTTGAAACTATAAAAAGTTAGGAACGGTCTCCCGTCCCTAATGCTTTTACGCCGTGTTACCGCTGTAGTAGATATCAATATATAGCTCAGTGGTACTATTTGCAAAGCCAAGTTCGCAGATATATTCCCCACCTGATAGCCCACTTTGTGGCTCGATCTTTCCCGCGTCGCCCCCGACCACGTAACGGGTATTCGCAGTTAGACCGCCCCCGACTGTTACGGTTGCGCCGTTGGTTGCGACAAGTACATATTCCCCGTCGCTTGCTCCATGTAATGCCATGCCATACGCTACGGCGGTAGCTGCTGCGCTTGCGTCGGCTGGTTTTACGCTGTTTGCGTCGGTTGCGTCAATGTATACAATGTCATGTTTTGCGATCGTACCACCTGCGACCCGGCACGCCATGTTAGCTTTGTTGTCAGGGATTGCGACCCCTGTAAACGTTACGTTAGCCATGAGTTAGCTCCTTAAGCTATTGTCGTTTCGGTTACTGGCCCGTCAATGTTCAACGTTACGCTTAGAGTTTGGGGATCACCCGCGCCCGCCGTAGCGTTTACTAATTGAACCGAACCGCCCGCGCGTACTTCGAAATCGTATTGTGTGCTTCCACTTGTACCGTCGGGCTTTTGGATTTGCATACTGCGAACGCCGGCTTTATTGCTAGCGTGTAAGAGCCACTCGCGCATATAGCCCGCGAAACTGGTCGCGCTGGTATCGTCATAAAAGTTAACGGTAACCGTGCCCATGATACCGCCCTCGAGGCTATCCGCCCAACGGTCTCCCAATGTGTGGAATTGCCCGCCGTTAACTGTCATGTCCATAGTTACGGATTGGATAGACGTCGAAACGTCTTGTAAAGCGTCGCTAGCGTTGTCGAACTTAACGACCGCGTCATGCTGTGCAAATTTTGCCATTATTTAGCGCCTTTCTTCTTGTCTTCTTGGATTATGCCCACGTTAACGAGCCGATCATAATCGGGGTGGGTCTTGTCTACGATATCTAAGGCATAGCCTAGTAATACGTTAACGTCGGCTTGTGGTCGGTTTGCTAAGTAACCGTCATACCATGTAACGCCGTCTATGATCTCTAGACCATTAGACGCGTTCGGGTTATCACTACAAAAAGCCCCCATATAGATCTTTTCGTTAGTCTTGATATGGCTTAAGTTTTTAAGCACCTTATAGATAGTCATTACTCGATTATCTCTTTAATTGATAAGGTCATTAGGCAACCATAATAGATATTTTCCGTACCTTCGGGGAACTCGTAAGCGTTCCACTCATAATCTATGGTTTCGATCATGGCGTTATCTGTTAACGACATTTTGGGACGGATTGCGTCTATATAGTTGGTCGTATAGTCTATGAGTTCGGATAGGGCGTTATGGATAGACGTCCCACGCTTTACCGCTTCAAAGAGTAACAAGTCGGCTATCACCCACGTTATAACGATCGTTCCGTTATTGCTGAAGCTTACCCGTTGCATGGCTTGCCCTTCGGGGGTTGCTATTTGCATTGGGAATATCACGCGGGCGGGCGTTCCTCGTACGCTATGGGTTGCGTTCGGTATGCTGTAAACGACCGGCGTCTTTGTGGTAGTGGATACGTTTATACCTGATAACGTTGCGATAGCCTCTTTAAGTTGGCTCATGATACGATTCCCATAAGTCGGCTATACGGTTTTAACGTCATAGCGATATCTTCGGGGATCGCTTCGGGTTGGTCTTGGTCGTTTTGCCGTACCCAATGTAAGACAAGTTGAATTGCGACTTGCTTGATCGCTTCGGGCGGGGTTTGGCTATATCCCCAATAGCCTTCTACTTCTATAGCGGCTTCGGGGCTGTCGTCATAATCCCATACTATATCTGTATCGGTCTTAAGTTGCAAACCATAGATTGGCGTATGGTTGCGGGGCATGGTGACAAAGTTAGAACTTGCCACCACGTCGCCCGTTCCGTTTGTCACTACTAAGCTGTCGGTCGTTGCTAGGTATTCGTCAAAATATAACTTATAACCGTCGGTCTGTAAGAGGTAATCAAAGCGTCGGGTCGTAACGCTTGCTACTTCAAAGACGTTATTCGTTATGGTCTCGATTGTATTTTGAGCGCGTGGGATTAGTGCAGCAATAAGCCCGTCGTGATAGCTATCGCTTGCGTCATAACCCCCTTGCTGCTTAACCTCGCTTAGTGTGACATATGCCATTATGTTATCCGATCACTTCGGCAACAGTTGCAAGGTCAAGCCCCGCCGTGTCGCTGTAGTGTGCTGGTTCGCCCAATACGATAAGCCCAAGATCACAAGCGGCGGTTCCTACGATTACTTCAGCTTCGAGGTATTGCAAGCCTTGCGCGGCTGCTTCTTCTGCTGATACTTCAATGATAACCTGCTTGTTAGAATCGCTCCCCGCTTGTGTAAGTTGGGTCGCGTCTTTGCCAGTTACGAGGGTTGCTAATGATCCGGGGTCGCTAGTCGCCCCGCCGTTAATTTCAAAGTCTACGGTTGCGCTGGATCCCAAGTCGCCAACGGTCAAGATAAACATAACACGACTATAGTCTTGCATGTTGATTTCGTCGCTTGTATACGTGTCCGCGCTGTATGCGTCGGGGTCAATTGTCCCGATTAGTGCTAAGCGTTCGTTTAGTTGTGATTTGCTAGCCATAGGTTAGTTATCCTTAGTCGTTAAAGTTCACGTATGCTGATTGTGTATAAGCCGAACCCGGACCGCCCAAGGTGATCACATTTTGAAGCCATGGCTTGCCGTCTAGTTCTTGCCCAAAGCGCCAAGCGTCTTGACCCGTGTCAAAGAAGCGGTGTTCTGAGTAGTCTACGTAAAGCCCGCCGTATTCAAACAAGGCATAAGCGCCCAAGTCGGCTAGGACTACGCAACCGCTATTGTCGGCTTGTGGTAGGTGTTCGCTGAAGTAAATTGGGTAGCCACTTAATGTCTGTGGTTGACCGCCTGCGATATTTTGCAACCATACCGCGCCACCGGTTCCAACTTCCAACTTCATAAGATCCGTATACATGCTTGGGTGCATGATCCAAGCGACGCGCCCTTGTAAAGTTTTGAGTCGTGCGGTCATACCTGCTACGTCGTCAATTTTAAACGTGCTGTTTGTAGTGGGGGTTACGTTAATGAGGGCGTCGGCGTTCAAGATCCCCAGTGGTTGCGCGTTACCGCTACCGCGTAAGATAAAGTACTCAAGTTTGGCTTGATACGCTACGCTAATGAGGTTGCGTAACAAGCTTTCTAGTGCTGGTACGCTTTGGATCATTTTACGGCTTGCTTTTACAAGACCACTGACGGCGTCGTTTGTGTTGAATGTTACTTGATCAAAGCTTGCGTCGGTTTCGGTGTATGATCCACCTTCGGCGCGGTTTGCTGTAGTAATGCCACTTGCTAGAGCGGTATCACCAACGCCCGCCGTTGGGGCTGTAAACATATCGAGGCTTGGGTAGGTACCTGCTGGACTTGATACGTTCATACGCGATACACCTGCTACCACCGCGCTATTTTGCATAGCAATTTGTACCATTTCATTATAGAACTCGTCGGGTACAAGGTAACCGCCGTCGGCACCGCTTGCGCTGGTTTGTGCTTTGTAGCTTCCATAGATCTTATTAAGGCGTTTATCGTCGCCTCGTTTAACCGCCATAGCCCAATCGCCGAAGCTTTTGATATTGCTATCAGCAGTACCGCCGTCTACTGTGAAGTAGCCTGATTTGCGAATGGTTGGGCTGTCTTCCATGTATTGGGTAAGCTTTGCCAAAGCGTCGCTAAGACCTTTTACGTCGGCTTTCATGGCTTCGTTTTGTGCCATAAACTCGTTAATGCGACCGTCAATAGCGTTATTTACGCCGTCGGTTTGTTCGGTCGGCTTGTTGTTGTCTTCTGTCATTGTGTGACCTCGTGTTAATGTAATCGGATAGTGATCTAAGTCGGGGGCGGTCTTTACCGTGTCTTCGGTCTTTACCGTTTCTAACTCAGGTTGTACGGGCAAAAGTTGTAAAGTCTTATAGGTTGCTTTGTTGCGATAGTCCGCCGGTGTATGGGTTAGGCTTGCGTCGGCGCCTAATGACCACGTTTTGACATGATACGCGCCTTCGATCTTTTCCCGTTCTACTAAGTGCGACGGAACCCCGCTAGACCACCCAATGGCTTTACCTTCTTTTTGCCGTGCCTTAATTAGTTCTATAACCATTTTATCATAGGCTTGGGCTTCGTCAAGTTTGCCACGTATCCAAACGCCGGCGTCGTCTTGCCCTATTTCCGCCTTAATGCCATTGTTGAGCTTATGGGTCTTTAGGACTGGATCAAGACCATGGTTAAAATACATGGTAGCAAACCCGCGCCCGTCGGTTAGATCAAAGTCGGTTTCGCTTGTAAAGTAATCGCCCTCAAAGTCGGCCTCTTTGGGGCTTCCATACAAAACAAGATAACCGCTTACCTCGTTTTGTTCATTCATTTTAATACTACTACCCAAGTGTATAAGCTGATCGCTCATTATCTCATAGCCTTTCTAATCTCGTTTCTTACTATATCTAGTATACGCTGGTATTGTTTTGTTGCCACGTACTTTACGCTATGCTTACCCCAAACCCGCTTAAAGTATTTTAGTTTGGGCTCAATTTGTACGTCGGTAACGTATGGGATCTTATTCCCGATCTGTGAGGTGAAACCTTGTTTACTAATCTTGTGAGTCCAAAAGCGTTTAAGGTCGCCCGTCCGTTTGTACTTAACGCCCGAAGGTTGGGGCGGGTACTCTCTAAGTTTCGTTACAAGGTGAACGCTTGCCGCTTTGATCCCCGTTTTAACGCCTTGCATTTTCTTAGCTTTGTTAAGCAAGCCGTCGGCTTTGTCTTGTTTTACTGTAAACGTAATTCGCATAATGCTATTCCTGATATTCAAACGATACAAGACAACGACAGCCGACATGTAGCGGGGGCATTCTAAAATCCTTATTCCCACTTGTAAAGCGCGTGTCAAAACCTGTTACTTGTGATACTTCCCCGTTTAATGGTTGGCATATTGGGCAAACGAGCCCGTCGCTTACGGTTTGAAAGACCCCGCGCATAGTAACGCCCTCTTTTTCAAGTTCTTCTATTACGGGTCTTTGTCCTTCGTTTGCTGCGCGTGTTGATTCTGTTATAGCTATTTGCGCGGCTTTTTCTGGACTGTATAGCCGTGCTATACGATCTTCGAGCCCTGCGCGGTCGGTCGTCCCCTCGAAGAAATCAGCAACGTAATTAGCCGTTTGCTTTTGCCGATATGCGATCATGTCGTTAACAACGGGCGGGGTATAATTACGCGCCCACGTTACCGCGCCTTCGTTTATCAAGTCCGTGCTTACCCCAACAAAGCCGATATCGGTCATAAGGGCATTAGCCGCCTCTATAAACGTTTGCTCTAATGACACGCCCAAGATCCCGTTAAGGTCTATGGCTAGCGTACGGTAAACGTCGGGGGTTAGGTTATCGAGGTTTGGGGGATCCCCTATAAGCTCTAAGATACGCCGGCGGGTCGTTGCGCTAAAATAGCTTATCTTTTTGGCTAGATCGGCTTCGATCTCTTTCCGTCGCTTGTCGTCTATTGGCATGGTTAATATCCCTCGTGGTCGTGGTCGTGATCGTAGTAGTTGCTTGCGTTATCAAAGATATAATCTAATTCCCGTCGGTCGGTTACGGTTTCAAGTTGTGCCATAATCGAAGCATGTAAGACGCTTGGAATATTATCACTCTCGAAACTTACGGCGGGCTTGTCTTTGGTCTTGTAAGACTTAACGGCTTTACGCTTCCACTTCGATAAGTCGTTAGCCAAGTGGAACTCTACTAGTGCCGTCTTTTGGTCGTTGTCGGCTCGTAACATTTGATCCCGTCTAGTGGTCGCCCACGTATAACCTGCGTCGCCCCCCCATAAAAGCCATGAGATATAACCATTTGTTGGGTTGCTAGGGTTACCCCAATCGTCGCGCTTGTCCACTTCGTGGCGTCTAAAATAACTATACATGCTCAAAACGTCGGGCGGTAAAATTTCCCGATTGCCTGCGATTTGTCGCCCCCTTGCTATTCCGACGCTAGTCCCACCACGCCCGAACTTTTCCCGAAGCTCAAGACCACGGCGGGCGTTATCCCTCATGGTCTCATTAGGGTAAAAGTCTATATGTCTGTAGCGGGCGGGGATCGGTTTCATTTCTTTAAGCGCGCCGTCTTCGTCTTCCATGTCCTCGAGCTCAATAAGCCCGGCGTCTTCGTCTTCCATGTCTTCGGCGTGGTCGTCTTCGGCTTCT